GGCGAGGCTTTGGTGAAAGAGGCCGTCGATGAGGAGGATGGTATCTGGACCTTCGAGAGCGGCGGCGGCGATGTCGCCTTGCTGCGCCGGTGGGCGGAGGTCGGCATCGGCGGGGATATTGCTGGGGCGTGTGGGGCCGAGGAAGATTTTCATTTAGCTCTCCTGGCGCGTTGGCCTGGTTGCGAGTAGTCGAAGGTGTAGCCTTCCAGCGTGGGGGTTATGACTCGCACGACGCTGCATGGGTAGTCGTGGGTGAACTCATAGACGAGTGGCTCGGGGATACCGGCGGCATCGAGGAGATCGAGGAGGGCGTCTATGTCTGCCTCAAAAGTGTCGCCGGAGCGGTCGGGATGGGCGTTTGCGCTGGTGGTGGCGTGTTTGTAGAGGCGGGCGAGGATGGCGGAGGAGTCGGTGGCTTTGACTTTCTCGTAGCGGGCGTGGAGGAAGTCGTCGCGGCTTCCAGCGATCCATACGGCTCGGGCTTGGATGGTCTCGGTGAGAGCGCGGGCTTGGGCCACGGCTGGATCAAGGTGGGCGGCGTAGCCTTTATTGACTCCGCAGCCGCTCTCGCAGTCGATGAGGTAGGCTATGTAGGTGGGCAGGCCGATGTCGCTGGTGACATCAAGGAGCACGGGAGTGATGTCGGCATCGCGCAGTGTGCGGACGAGACGGGCTACGGTGGGGTCGGTGATGGTGTCGAGATCGACACGGGGGAAATCTTGTAGCCTGTGCTGGGCGATGGCTGTGGCGTCGCGTTCAATGCATTCGTAGAGGCCACCGGCGACGGCTTCGGCGTAGGTGTTGCCAGAGGAGAGGCCGTTGCTTGTGTAGGCAAATGGCAGGCTGGTAAGCGGAGCGGGGTCTGGACGGGCGAGGAGGCGCACGGTGTCGGTGGGCACCATGCGGGCGGCTCCACTTTGTAGGCCGCGCACCTCGGTCCATGGCATGAGGGCGTGGGGGTGAAAGACAGCTCCCTTGGAAAGCGGCAGGCGTGTCTCGGCTTTGTCGCCGAGTTGCACTGCGGTGGCAAGTATGTGCCGAGGGCGGCTGGTCTCGCCGACATGGCGCTCAAAGCCTTCCATCATGGCCGAGCATTTTGCTGCGGCGGGGGTGGCTCCTTTGCCAGAATCCACGGCCAGCACGATGGCATCTGGCCGAATGCACTGGGCGACACAGATACCGATGCGGTCGAGCCCGGTGATCTCGGCGAGGCGGGTAATTCCTGCGGCGTGAAAATGCGGCCGCATGCGCTCCAGCGTTTGCTCTGGAGTGCAGGCGCGGTGGGCTCCTTCGAGTCGGATTTTCTCTGTTAGTTCCAGGACCATTGAAGGGTGCGGAGCGTGAGGCGGGCGATGAGGCGGCGGAGTGGCGTGGTGATGGCGGCGGCGATGGATTGGCCGTGCTGGCAATAGAGGCGGATCGTGCGGTCGCTGGCATGGCGTAGCATGGCGCGGCGGTATTCCACCCAACGAGTAGTGGCCGTGCCGAAGGCGGCGCGGGCTACCCAGCAGGCGGCAGCTGCGGCACCTATGACGGCGCTGGCTCCCATGGCTGCTCCCTGGAGGCCCAAGCCTGCGGCGTTGTCGCTGGCCTTGGCCGCCATGTAAGAGCTTTGCAGGGATGCGTTGTTGTTTTGCACGGTGTTCCAGCGGGAATCGAGCATGGAGGCGTTGACTCCGGCGACATTTCCAGCCATCTGCGTGGCGTTTGAGTAGGTGTTGCCGATCATCTGGCCGGAGTTACCGAGGGTGCTGGCCCCCATGCCGAGGGCTGGGTTCATGGCGCGAGCGTAGGGGTCGATGGTGATGTTGGCTCCGGCAAGGCTGCTGCGGAGGTTGGCTTGGTTCATCCTGGTGTTGGCAGACTGGCCGAGGATGGTGCCGACTTGGCCGATGCGGTTTTGCCGGTTGCCGACGAGCATTTGATTGGTGGATCCAGCGAAGTTGCGGCGGCTCGCTTCGCGCTCGGTGGCGTAAGCGTCGCGGTTTAGGATTTCGGCAGCGAGGGCTCCAGTTCCGACTCCAAGGCCACGGGCTGACATCCCGGCGCGGGCTTGCTGGGTGGCTTGGCGCTCCTGCTCGGGGGTGAGGCTGCGGCCGAGGGCGAGTTCACTGGTGGCTTGGCGTTGGAGCTCGCGTTCGATGTCCGTTCCTTCAAGGTCGCGGGCGGCTTGGTAGCCGAGTTGCTCGGTGTAGTCGCCGATGCGGCCGAGTTGAGTGGCTTGGTCTTCGGCGGCGATGAGCTGGTCGGTGGCGCGGCGGGTGTAGGCGTTGTTGTTGCCAGAGAGGCTATCAGAGAGTTTGCCAATCGTGCCGAGCTGAAGGGCTTCGAGTTGCGGGTAGGCTTCGATCTGTGCGGCCACTTGGTCGCGGTATTGCGACTTGGCCTGCTCGTTGCTCTGCGCCATGAGCTTGCCGTAGTCAATCTGCTGCGCCTGGGGTGGCGCGGATGATTTCTTCTTCTTAGCCATTAGGTGTTAGGGGGTAAGGGGATGGAGTTAAAGTTTGATGCAATACAACATGGCGATGTTGCGCGGGCGGGTCTCGGTGGTGCTTGCGGGGCTTTGGCTGGAGGTGGTAAAGCCGTGCTGGTGGCGAGTGCTTGCGCCACTTGTGCGGGTTCCTATATATGCTTCACCTGTGCTTGCATTTATTCCGCCTCCCCCTGTATTTTGGTTTGATGGTGAAACTTCATGCGTATGATCTGGTGAATCTACTTCAGTGGTTCCCGAATGCGTATGCGGTCCAACGGCATCCGCTTGCTTGGCTCCAAAAGTGCCAGCGGCAACGCCATCGCTGTTTGTTCCTGAACCGCGCACGAAATATCCACGCAAGTCAGGCAGGGCAAATGTGGTGCTGCCATCGCCAGCACCGTAAGTTGTCCCGATGGCCGCAAAGAGGGCGGCGTAAGTTGTGCGAGACACTGCCGATCCATTAGCAGCGAGCCAACCACTTGGCGCGGAGTTCATGGCAAACGGCATGATGGCCCCAGCGGGAAGAAGTGCCTGCCGGGTTAAGGGAGCTAACTTCGCCGTAGTCACCTCACCATCCGCCAGCGCCACGGTCGGCGTGCCGAGCAGGTTGAGGTTTGCTGGGGTGACGATTTCGTTGGAGGTAAAAATTTTGCCTGGGGTTACGGTAGCCATGGTGTGAGTTTTAAGTTTTAAGGATTAAGTTTTAAGAGGCGTCCTCTGTGGTCTCTGTGTCCTCTGTGGTCAATTCAGCGTGCGGGTGGTTTGCGAATCCGCCCCGGAGCGTGTCGCTTCGGCGGTGAGGGCGCGCAGGAGCGGGCGGCCGGATGTGGTGCGGAAGCGCAGGTCAAGGGCGGTGGCTTTGCAGCGGAGCGGCGCTTTAATCGTGTAGTCCTCGGCGGATCCGCTGGTGTTTGTGAGTGTGGCGATTTGGAAATCTTTGTCGTAGTCGGTGGTTACGGCGTCGAGCGTGCAGGCGGACCCGGCATCGAGCACGACGCTGGCTTTGGCTCGCAGGAGGCGCTTGGTGTTGAGGCTGTCGAATCCATAGCGGCGCGAGAGCAGGAGGCCGTTCACGGTCGTAGTGCCCAGGCCGCTCAGTGTGTCGTCGGTGCCGGTCTCATGCTCATCGAGCAGGAAGAGCTTGCCGGTCGTGGTGGATGCGAAGAGGCGGCGTTCGGTGCCGTAGTCCGAGACAAGCAGGCGGTCTATGGCAAAGCCGTAGGTGTCGCGGCTTTCCCACTGCTGGTTGAGCATATTGAAAGCAAAGAGGCTGTTTGGCTGTGTGCTGGTGCCGAGCGGGAGGGCGAGGTAGTATCGGTTGTTGAAATAAATCCCGTTGCTCAGGTAGGCCGCTTGCGCATTGATGCCGTCCACCAGGTCAGCGATGGGGTCCGAGAGCGTCTGCGTGCTGCCGCGCAGCTTGAGGTCAAATTGATTGTCGAGGCGGTAAACGCCGTTGTCCGATAGGAAAAACACATACACGCCTGCGGTGGCAATGCTCCGGCGGGCGGAGCAGCCGACTTCGTTGGTGAGGAGTTGCAGGCTGCTATTGGCGGCATCCATCGACACGCCATCCGTTCCGATAGCCGCTGTGGCGAGCCAGATGGATTTGCGGCAGAAGACAAGCACTTGGCCTTCGGCATACGGATGCAATGCCACAATGTAGTCGTTGGAGCCCGCATTGGCGCGGAAGCTCTTCAAAACGGGGTCGTAGGTCTCCGCGTCGAAGACATCGGAAATAAGGACTTCGTCGCGGTTGCGGGCGATGATGAGTTGGTTATTGAGGTAGGTTGCCGTGCTTGTCGATGGCAGGCGTGAGTAGGTGACGCCGAGCGGATGCGAGCCTTGGGCCACTCGGGCGAAGGTGTTGGTGAGCACGCCATCCCACACCAAAGCGGGCTGCACACGCTGGGCGATGATTTGCCCGGTGTCCGGCGTGACTGTGCCCGAGGGCACCGAAAAGGAAAATTGTGTCGAGCTGATGCGTGTCACTTGGAAGTCTGCCAGGTATCCCGCATTTACCGCGCCGCTGATTCGCACCACCTCGCCGGTCTGGTAGGGGTGCGTGCCAAGCGTGGTGGCCGTGGCCGTGCCGGTCGTCTGCGTAAGGGTGGAAAGGCGGATGAGCGATTCCGCCCGCGTGCGCAAGATGTAGAGTTTGTCAAAGGCTTGGATGATTTCAATGTCATCCCCGGCGACAAGGGTATCGGTGGTCGGGTAGGCGATGCCTTGCAGGCTCGCTCCATTCCTCCAGAGATAGGCGGCATTTGGCCCGGCAAGGACGATGTATTCATTTGAGTTGTCCAGGCGCGGGGAGGAGTAGATGCCAGCGCCTATGATGCCGCCGGTGTAGGTGGTTTGCACCACCGGCCCGCGATTGGCGATGAGCGTGCCGCTGGCCGATGCGCCGGGGTCCGCCGTCATAGTGTAGGTGAAGGCGTTTGGGCCTGTCACCGTGATGTAGAAGTTCCCGTTGTATTGCGATTGAGCGGCTCCGCGAGTGTTCACATAGTCACCGGTCGCGTAGCCATGCGCGGTGAGAGTCGCTGTGGCGGTGAGGTTGCCGGTGCCTCCGCGAGTTATGGAGGTTATGGATTTATCCACCCCAAGCTGGAATGGCACCGTGAGCGCTTCGCCGATATTGCCGATGGCCTCTGCCAGCCGTTTTGCGCCCTTGCGCGTCTGGGCCACGCCACGGTCCAGGCGCATGTTCTCGCTGTATTGCACCATGCCCGGTTGGAGCTGGAGCGGGTTGAGACGCGACGCCATGCCGAGAAACCCGGCATCTCCTTCAGTGATTGTGGCGTCGTCTGGCATGCTCCTTTAATTATGGGGAAGCGTGTCAAGTAGGGCGCGGATGGCCGGTGCGTGGATGCGCTCCAGCACGGCCTTGCGGGTTTGTTGCTTGGTTTTGCTCATGCGAATATGTCCTTTCCTGTGGCCACACGCTCCCGCATTTGCGCGAGGGTGAGGCCGGTTGGCACTTCGTAGTGCGGTGTGTCTTTGAAAGATTTGAAATCCCCTCCCCATGTGAGCCCCAGGCTGCGGGCGGCTTGGCCGATCTCGGTGTAGATGGGCGAGTCGGTGAGGTAAGTTTTGCCCTTGAAGAGACCGATGTCCCAGGCCGTGCCGAAATTGTGATTGGAAAAACCCGCTCGGGCATTGGTGACTTTTGGCCCCGGCGCCGTGCGTCCCTTGGCGTAGAGCGCATCCTGCTCGGCGTAGCTGCGGAGTCCTGAGATGATGCGCACCACCACGCCATGCTTGCCTGCAAGGTCGGTTGCCAAGCGCATAAACTCCCGCGCTCGCGGCTGCACAGCCGGGTGCAAAGTTGAGATGTTGCGTTCCGTGCGTTCGTCGTAGGTCATAGGGGGGAGGGGGGAGTAGAAGTTTAAAGATTAAGTAATCATCGCAGGAGGAAGGCTAGGCCGAGGAAAGCAAAGGAAAGGAGGAGTAGGCCGAGGGCGAGTTGGGCGGGATTCATTGGAAGGATGCGGAGTCGATCTTGTGGTGGCGGGAGCGGAGGCGCTCGGCGGCAGTGGCGATGCCCGCTGGGTCGTCCCAGTAAGCGCGCGTGCGCCAGGAGCCTTCGTAGTCGTATGTCCAAAGCGTGTTTTTGCCGCGAGGGTAAAGGTAGGCGGTGAGGGCGTGCCCCGCCTGCCGCCCGTTGGCGCGGTAGCTGTATATGAGAACGCGGGCCTGTATGCCTTGGCGCTTGAGCCCCTCGGCCATGGCGATGGCTGTCGGGAGGCAGGCGTTGCGCTCACGCGTCATCCAGGCTTCAGGGTTCGTCGGGCCAGCGCAGCCTACAAGCAAAAGCGAGAGGAAAAGGGCGAGGGTTTTCATTTGGCGTTGACTCCTTTGATTTTTTCGAGGGTGCGCAGCGTTCCAAGGCCAAGCATTCCGAGGAGGGTTGTCATTAGCATTTCGGTTGGCAGGGGTATGACTGGCGCGGGTTGTTTGGTGATGAGAACATAGGTCCAACTGAAAATCGGCTGGCCGAAACAAATCCATCCAAACGAGAAGGCACACACCCAGCCGACTGCTGGCCGCCAGCCGCTCACGAAGAGCGAGGCGTGGGAGGCTTCGGCGGTGTTGGTCTGGCTTTGTTGAGTCGCTTCCTGCGCGGCGATTTCCAGCACGCGGAGTTGCCATGCCTCTTGGGCGCGGCGTCGGGCGTCGGCGTCGGGCACTACCTTGTCGAGGATGTCGAGGCCAGTCTTCACCATGGCTGGGATGTCCCACATCATTTCGCCCCCCCCCTTTCCAGCGTGCGGAGGCGGGTCTCGTGGTCGGCGAGCGCGACATCGTGGCGCCGGTCCACCTCGGCAGCGGACTCCATGCGTATGAGCACATCCTCGATTTTTCGAAGCCGGGCATCCGTCCGCTCCGCCGTTTGGGAAAACTCGACGCGCGTCACGAATTGAGTCTGCAGGTAGAGCATGATTGCAACCCCGGCAGGAGCTGAGAGCTTGAGAACGATGTCGAGGTGCCTGTTTATTGTTTCGAAGCTCATATCACCATTTGCCGCTCGTGGATCGTGGAGGTGTTGCCGATGAAATACACATACGGGATCGTGGTCGGGCCATCGGTGTAGGGGTAGATGTAGGCTGTGTTGCCCACGACAGCCGCGCCCTGCACATTGTTGAGCGTCGTCCAGCCGACCATTTCGCTTCTGGTCAAATCGTAGAGGAACCACCGCATGGTCGCGTCTTTTTGGATGTAGAGAAAATTCCCGTAGTAGGCGCTCTTGCTGCCCGTCGTGAAGGTCTCTGCGGCGGGCGAGTAAATGACGCCGCTCACCCATGTGTTGGCCGCGATGTCGTAATAATCTAGCACCGCGCCGCCGCCGCCTCGGAATGAGTAAATGCGTTGCCCGTTGCGGATCGTGTTCTCGGCAGTCCAGTCGTTTTTCGTGGCCCCCCATACCCAATGCGCGCTCATTCCCACTCCGGGCGCGCCTGCGCGGGCAGCGGTCGGCGTGAGCGTCGTCCAGGTGTTAGCGGAGATCGAGTAACGAATGAGGCCGACAGCATTGCTTCCCATGTAGTAAATAAAATCGTCGTTGCCCTCGATGTTGTAGACCGAGGTCGCGTCGGGTGCGGTCGTCCAGGCAGCTCCTACAGTGAGCGCCGTCGCGGTGTTAGAGGTGATGGTGCGGGTCTGCCCTGCGCCGGTGCCCGCCGTTATGCGCACTTGGTAATTCGCCCAATGGTTGACGGTCCAATTTTTCGCCGAGTTTGTGAGCGTGGACGCCGCGCCCGCTGTGGCCGTGCCTGTGGCAAATGGGTTAAATCCTGCCCCCTGCCACGAGGGAGTTGTCACGAGCGCGGAGTCGGTGCCGATGGTCGATGGCAGGCCGGTCTGCGCCAGTGTCGTCCAGGTATTGGTCGCTAGGTCGTATTTGCGGAATGAGCCAGCGGCGAGTGTGCCCGCGCCTACCGCATACCAGACGGGCGTGAGCAGGAGGTAAACCGTGGAGGCGCTGAATGCAGAGGCCTGAGCGGCCACGGTGATCGTCGCGTTTGCGCCCACCGTGTTGCGCTCGATCGGCAGAGTGAGCCCTGCGTTTGGCCCAGAGACGATGCGCACCGAGTAGCCTCGCAGATCGCTGGCAAGGGTCTGGTTGGTCGCGATCGTCGTCGTGGTGCCCCCCGTGGCGGTGAGTCCCGACACGCCTGTTGCGTTGCCGATGCTCACATGGCCCGCCGCCACCGCTGCGCCTGCGCCAAATGTTCCAGCGAGTGCGGGAGATGGGAGGGAGATAAACCCATCTTCTTCGGGAGCGTAGAGCCATGCCACCGTGTTCGAGTGGAGGTAAAGCGCACGCGGAGACACATGGTTGGCCATGGCGACACACGATCCCGCGCCAGTTGCGGAGAACGCACTTTGCACAGGTTCCCAGCGTTTGAGGTTAAGTCCTTTGCGGTTGTAGTTTGTGGTTGGCATATTGGTATTTCTGTTAGGTGAGTGAGATTTTAGTGAGGAGAGTATCTGCCGCCAATCGGCGCAAGGCCGGCACTTGGTCGTTTGCGGCCACACCGCCTATCGAGGTTTGGTTGGTGAGCGTGGTGATAGTTGCGAGCGTCAGGGACGCCGATATTTGGTCGATCAAAACTCGGAGTCGCCCGCCGCCATCGACGCGGGTCTGGCCTATTGTATTGCGCAAAATCTCCAGCTCTCCCTGCATCTGGCGCACGATCTCGGTTAGCTCCATCTCCTCGTAGATCACCTGCAAAACATCGCTCGCGCTGTGGTCGGCCGTATCCGCTGCTAGCGTCAGCGTCGTGCCAGCGAGCGCCGTGTAGCGAGTGGCCGTCGAGCCTGTCGCGTAGATCGTCACGCCGCGTGTCTGGTTGATGACAGCAACGAGAAATTTGATGTTAAATCCAGAAATTCCACTGAGGTTGACTGTTCCAACTCCAGATGCGCCCGGAGTAAATGTGTAAGTAGGTGCAATAAATGATTTCATATTATCCAAAAATTAGTGCGTTTACGATAGAGTCTGTAATAGATGCTTTGCCAGCGTCGATGGTGTCCTGTGCGGCACTAGTTCGGTAGGGTGTGAGATCGGCGGGTTGGAGAGCGGAGTCGGCCTTTGCCCCCTGTTCGGAGGTGGCCGCGCCGATGCTGGCTGGGGAAATAGCGTCTGCCCCTCCGGTGGCGTGGCTTGCAGCGTGCGTGGATGGCGCAAAACTGGCTGGCTTGTCATTGATGTCCAACCACCCTAGCCCCCTAGCCACGGCCTGCCAAGCCGTGCCATTCCAGCGCCAAGTGCGCCCCATGGCGGTAAATTCTTGGTTGAGAGCTGGAGAGTTTGGGAAGTCAGTCATCAGATGAGGCCGGCGAGTTGATCGCCGGTGGATTGGGTTGTCGCGCAGTTTTTAATCCGCTCGCCGATGGAGTCTGCCACCGTCAAATCATTAGCCGGTTTGGACCAGACTGCTGTGGCAGTCTGCGCGGCTGTGGGGATGTCGCCGGTTGCGGCGGGTGAGGCGGGGAGGGCGTCGGTTTTGGATTTGATGGCCGAGAGCTGCGTGCTGTTGCTGTCGATCTCGGCTCGGATCGAAGCCGCGCTTGGCACTGAAGGCGCGTTGGTGAGGGTATCGACCGTTCCGCCCGTGATGGTGCGCGTTGCTGCTCCCCAGACGGCTGCGGCAACAGCGTTGGCACTTAGTGCTGCGGTGCCGACGGTGTTATCCACAGGGACACCTGTCGCAACAGTTGCCGGGCTTGGGATAAATGCCGATCCCGTAAGTGCGCCCGATGCGTAGCTCACGCCGCTGCGCACATCGGTGGCGGCGGGCATAGCGGCGTTGGCCGTGGCGTCGATGAGGGTTTTTGCGCCTGCCGTGTCGCCGTAGTTGAAGACGGCGACATTGGTGTTGGCCTTTTTGAGGCGGATACCTGTGCCGCTGGTGGGAGACATGCCGAATGCGCCGTATTCAAGTTGCTCGATCTCGATGATGCCGAGGCCAACATTTGCGGCTCCAACTGCTGCGACGAGGCCGCTGGTGTTGCCAGGGCCGTAGGCGTTGCCGCGCACTCTGGTTGCGCGGATAGTGCCGGTTGAGGCGTTATTTGCGCCTGCGGAACCTGTTCCACCTATGACAGTGCCTGTTATTGTAATAACGCCAGTGGTTTGGTTTCTAACCCCGAAGCCTGTGGCTCCTGTTACAATACCAGTTATATTTATGTTACCAGCGATTTCGTTTGTTATGCCGGTGGAGGCGCTGCCGGACGATATGACATTGCCAGTTACATTTAATGTGCCCCCAGCAGATACATTTATCCCGTGCGCAGACGATCCCGCTGAACCAGCGGTCACGTTGCCAGTTACATTTAGAGTGCCAGTGTTGCTGTGCATAATTCCATTGTTGCCGGTTCCCGCATTGCCCCCGGTAATTGATCCTACAACCGTAGCAGATGAGGGAGCGACTGCGTTAAAATTAAGGGTTGTTCCTGTTGTAGTTGATAAATTTACAACATTTGCCGTTAGTGTAATTTCAGGGCTTAGAATAAAATTACCTGAGCCAACATTACTTATAGAATCGCATGTGGTATTTACATTGATTGTTATCGTATGCCCGGTGCTGGCGCGAGCTTCATCGCCGATAGTTGGCACGACGCCACCAACCCATGTCGCGCCTGCGTTAAAATTGCCTGTGGCGGCAGATAGTATAAGTGCCATCTAGAGTCCTTTCGCGTTGATGTAGGCTTGGAGGGCGGCTTGGATCGCGCCCACGGCTTGCTGGGTGGCGGCGTCCGAACCGGCGAGTGAGCCGAGCGCGATGCCGATGGCAGCTTCGTCTGCGGTGATGACCTCGCCGTTTTCGATACGGGTCGGGACGAGGCGCATGGCGACATTGGCGTCTGAAGAACCATCGCCGTTATATTTGCCCGATATGGCCAAGTTGAGCGAGAATTTGTCGTAGGATTTTCCGTTGATTTCGATGGGTGTGGATGCGTTCATGCTATGCGTATGTGAGAGATTCGCGGTTATTCCAAACGCCAGATGCCGTAGCTGTCGCAGAAATGGCCCCGGAGTTATTGAGCGTGGTGCGCTTGATCTCCCACCCGCCAGACGAGTCGGCAGTGCCGTCAGCGGCCTTTCCAGCGTAGTAAATTTGCGCATTTGAGCTATCTGCCGCGTAACGTCTCAAGATCGGGGTTGGGAGTGTCGCGTAACCGCTAACCGTCTCGACCCAAGTGGAGTCGTAGCGCACATAAGTGCGAAGTGTTGTTTCGTCGAACCATGTCATGCCCTCAGTGGGTGATGATGGCGGTGTGGCGCTGAGAATGATCGCAATCGGGCCTTGCGCTCCGCCTCCGCCGCTTGGCGTCTGCGGCACATACTCGTCGATGGAGGACGAGTAAACGAGTGTCTGCCCGTTTGCGGGCTTTAACCCCGAGACAGGCGTGCCGTTGATCTTGAGCGCGTCCGCCGTTCCCGAGTCAGGATAGAGGGGCGAGGTGGAGAATCCCATGTCTAGACGAAAAGCGCGGTCATGTGCAGGTTTGCCGATCCGAGAGTCTTAGTCGGGCCGGTCGTGGAGTTCGTCACCGCGATGCCGGCGGAGAGTGGGATGCCCACAAGCCCCGCGTTAAAGGAAAAGGTCGTCTGCGCTGGCACGGCCAGCACCATCACAGGCACAGCGCCATCAGCCGGGATCGTGGCCGAGTTAAAGAGGTGGATGAATTGCGCCGGTCCCGAATTGTAGCCCGAGATGGAATACAGCGTGCCAGCCGAGTTCTTGAATACGCGCCCGCTCTCGTAGGCTGTGCTATTGCCAAGCAGGACGGCGGATGGCGTCACCGGCAAGGGCGTGCCGGAGGGCGAGCCTTGCACAGTCAACACATCGGCGCTTGGCGTTCCTGCCGTGCCCAAGGCAGGTTGCTTGGCTGCTGTGGCAGCTCCGGAAGGAAGAGAGGAGCTGGAGACAACTACGGCACCGGTGTTGCAAGCTGTGACCTTGGTATCGATGCTGGTCAGGCGCGTGGTCTGCGTGGTCTGAGCAGCCTCAGTGGCAGGAGCGGCGATGATCTTCGCCAGGATCGCAGCCGAAGTCGTTTCCGTGGCAGCGCCGGTGGGGAGGGTGGAGGATTTCACAACGACTCCGTTGGTCGTGCCAGCGGTCGTCTGGTCGATGGAGACCGTGCCGATTGAGACCGTGCCGGAAAAGGCCAGGCCGACATCGAGTTTGCCGTCGGAGGTGACAGCGACTGGGCGCACGATGCCGGACGCGTCACGGCCAGCAATGAGGGAGGCGGGGGAGTTCATGGGTTAATTATAGGTAGAGGGTGTCAAGTGGGGGTTATTGGAAGGTGGCGGAGTAGCGGCGAACCTCGCCTCGGCGCAGCCAGGCGTCGTCCATGCGCTGCATCAAGACGCCTTCGGCGCGGACGAATTGGAACTGGCTCTTGTCGTATTGCCCGTCCTCAGCCAGCGTCTCGGCAACGGCGTAGAATTTAATGTAGTCCGCCAGGAAAGTCGGGATGCGGTGGCGAAGCCAGAAGGTGGTATCTGTCGGGAGGTTGCCGGTCGTGGCTTGGATTGCCTCGTAGCAGTCGCCGGTCGTGTTGTAATAAACCAAGTCGCCCTTGGCATAAGTCGTGCCGGAGTTGAAAGCCGTGTCGGTAAACCGGGGAATGGGCAGGGCAAAGAACACATACACATCGCCGGTCGTGTAAGCCGCGTCTGTGATCGTGAGGGCGTCATCCGTGACAACAAACTCCAGCTCGACGGCGATGCCCGTGGCGGCGGGGTCCGAAGCATACACAGCCGAGACAGCGCCAATCGGCGTGAGGCCAGTTTGGTAGAGCGCAATGCTCCCTGCCACCACCGCTCTCTGCTCGATCTGCGTGGTGTCGGGCCAATCATAAAATCCCCAAGCCAGCGCGGCCGCCGTCGTCGCATACTCGGCAATGGCCGATGCCTGCGAAGGCAGCAAACTCTGCGCGGGGTCGATGCCCATGCGCTGAATCACACCATCGCGGACGGTGCGGTAGGGGGTGGCCTTCATTGTGCGCCTCCTTGTTGCAACGCGGGCAGTGTGCCTTGGCGGCCGATCTGCGCGTTTTGTTGTTGCTGCATCTGGAAGTTAAAACCCTTCATGCGGGCGTCGATCATCTTGCGGAAAATCTCATCTTGCTGGTAGCGCTGCTGCACGGCGGGGTTGGCCTGGATGATGCCTTGGAGGACTTGGGCGCGGAGCTGATGGTTTTGGCCTTCGGCGGGAAGTTCGGGCTCGGTGCCTGCGGCGATTTTTGTGTAGGCCAGTTGCTCCTCGTTGGCTTCGATAGCGGCGGCGGGTCCGGGGTCGCGCACCAATAGGTCGGCAAGGTTGGGATCCA